AACAAAAGATGTTCATGCTGATCGGCCCCCCACGCTGCGGCAAGGGCACGATCTTGCGCATTCTCGAGGCCCTGGTGGGGTACGCCAACCGTGTGAGCCCAAGCCTTGCGTCCCTGGGCACGCAGTTTGGCCTGCAGCCCCTGATCGGCAAGCGCCTGGCCATGATTTCGGACGCGCGCCTGTCCGGCCGTGCCGATCAGCAGCCGATCGTCGAGAACCTGCTGCGGATTTCGGGCGAGGACACGATCACGATCGACCGCAAGAACATGACCGCCTGGTCCGGCAAGATGGCCATCCGCTTCGTGCTGGCATCCAACGAGCTGCCCGCCTTCTCGGATGCCTCGGCCGCCTTGGCCAACCGGTTTTTGCCCTTCAAGTTCAACACGAGCTTCTTGGGCCGCGAGGACCATGGCCTGACCGACCGACTGCTCAAGGAGCTGCCTGGCATCGTCCTGTGGGCTCTTGACGGCCTGCTTCGTCTGAACCAGCGCGGGTACTTCCAACGGCCCAAATCAGCCGACGAGCTGGCCTCCGATCTGGTCGATCAGACCAGCCCGATCCGGGCCTTTGTGGACGAAATGTGCCTGGTCGGCGAGATCTACCAGGTCGACCGCGACGAGCTTTTCAAGGCCTGGAAGAAGTGGTGCGAGGCCCAAGGCCGCGACCACGCGGGCACAAAAGTGTCGTTCGGCCGACAACTCTCAGCCGCCTTCCCGGGCGTCAAGCGCAGTCAACCGCGCACTTCTGGCACAGGTTCGGAGGCCGCACCATCCGGTGCCAACGACGGTTTTGGCACACGTTTGAACCTTTACGCAGGCATCCGACTTCGTCACGAGTGGGAGGCGGACGATGGACCGTTCTGATTCTTTCCATTTGGCACAGCTTCAATCTGTGCCGGAACAGGATTTTTCATTACGGCACAAGATGCCGAAAATCACGCAAGCCTTTGATTTCATTGGCTTTTTGTTCTTTTGCACAACTTGGCACAGGATAAAACGCCTATGATCATGATGTGCGCACACACACATGCGCAAGGAACACACGGTGAAAATGTCTGCTTTTATCCCGTGCATCCCGTGCCACCTGTGCCAACGCCACAACCCAGCAAACCGTTGCATAATTCACAACCCACCACTTGGAGCCCTGCATGAAAAAACAGCAGACTGAAAAAACCGGGGAAAATCAAGCCCCACAAATTACCGGCGAAATCCTTACCGGAAATCCTGCCGACAAAATCGAGCATTGGCCGATCGAAAAACTGATCCCCTACGCACGCAACAGCCGCACCCACTCCGATGAGCAGATCGGGCAGCTGGTGGCATCGATCAAAGAGTGGGGTTGGACCACGCCGATCCTGGTCGACGAGCAAGGCGGCATCATTGCCGGACACGGCCGCACGTTGGCCGCACAGCGCCTGCGAATGACCCAGGTCCCGGTTATGGTCGCCAAGGGCTGGTCCGAGGCCAAGAAACGCGCCTACATCGTGGCCGACAACCGCCTTGCCCTGAACGCCGGGTGGGACAACGAGATGCTGGCGCTGGAGTTCAAGGACCTCATGGAGATGGGTTTCGACGTTGAGCTCACCGGTTTCAGCCAGGACGAGATCGACGCGCTCATGCCTGAGGAGCTGCCCGAGGGCCTGACCGACCCGGACGATGCACCGCCCGTTCCGGTCAACCCCGTGACCGTCCAAGGCGACGTTTGGGTCATGGGCAAGCACCGGCTGCTTTGCGGTGACAGCACCAGCATCGCAGACCTGGAGCGTTTGTGCGACGGCCAACCGGTGGACATGTGGCTTACCGACCCGCCCTACAACGTGGCCTACGAGGGCGGCACCAAGGAAAAGCTCACCATCAAAAACGACTCGATGGGCGACGACCAGTTCCGGCAGTTCCTGCGCGACGCCTACACCGCCGCCGACGCCGTCATGAAGCCGGGCGCCGTGTTCTACATCTGGCACGCCGACAGCGAGGGCTACAACTTCCGAGGCGCCGCCAAGGACGCGGGCTGGGCTGTGCGCCAGTGCCTGATCTGGAAGAAATCGTCGCTTGTCATGGGCCGCCAGGACTACCACTGGCAGCACGAGCCTTGCCTGTACGGCTGGAAGGAAGGCGCTGGCCACCTGTGGGCGTCCGACCGCAAGCAGACCACCATCCTCGAGTTCGACAAGCCCGCCCGCAACGGCGAGCACCCGACCATGAAGCCCGTGGCCCTGTTCGAGTACCAGCTGCTCAACAACACCAAGGGCGGCGACTTGGTCCTGGACAGCTTCGGCGGCTCAGGCACCACCCTGATCGCAGCCGAGAAAAACGGCCGGGTTGCACGGCTCATGGAGTTGGACCCAAAATACTGCGACGTGATCGTCACCCGCTGGCAGGAGTTCACCGGCAAGCACGCGCACCTGGAGTCCGACGGGCGGTCCTTCACGGAGGTGATGGGCGAGCGCAGCCCCAACTCGCTGATTGGCAGCGAAATTGGCAAGGCAGACAAGGCCAAAAAAGACGGAGGTAAAAAATGACCAAAGTTGAAAAACCAACTCTTAAGCGAAAAAGCATCAAGGAAAACGGCGGAGCGAGAGAAGGAGCCGGAAGAAAAGCATTTTCTCCAACTGAAAACGAGCGCAAGCAAGTTAAAGCGCTTTCCGGCTACGGATTACCTTTTCACCAAATTGCGGCGCTGATTCGTGACGGAATTCACATCGATACTTTGCGCGAGCACTTTGCAGCAGAGCTTGTCGTCGGCAAGGCCACGGCCAACGCCCAGATCGCTGGCGGCATCTTCAAGAAGGCGCTTGCTGGCGACTCCAACCTCATGAAGTACTGGGGCGCGACCCAGCTCGGTTGGAAGGAAACGCAGCACGTTGAGCACACCGGCGCAAACGGCGCCCCGATCGCTGTGGCCAGCGTGGACTTCAAGGGCCTGAGCGACGCCGAGCTGGCGCAGATGCAAGCTTTGATGATGAAAGCCAAAGGATCCCAAGAATGAACACCGAAATGACCACCCCCACCATCGTGAAACCCACCCTTCCCGAGTCACCCCTGCCTGCGTTGCTGGATCACGACGGCCGCTTTCAGGCCTTGTACCCCGAGGACCTGGTGGTGGCCCACGGCGACGCGATGATCGCTTACGAGCGCTGCCGCATCCTTGCGCTGCTGGACGCCTTCGGCAATCAGTGCCAGGCGCAGGGCATGGCGCTCAGCGAGTCCGGCCACGCTGACGCAAAAATCGTGAACGCCCAGCTCGACGCCGTGCGCCTGCTGCAGGAAGCCATCGGCCACACCACGGGCACGCCCATCCACAACGCCGGATGAGCGCCACGGTGCAGCACCCGCGCGACCAGGAGATGGAGCGCTGGCACATCATCCCGATCAACGACTGGCGCAAGCATGAGCCGTCGTGTGTGTGCTGGTGCCACCCGCAACCTGACGAGATCGACGAGCGCGTGATGCTGCACAACGCCATGGACCAACGCGACAAACTGGAGCGAGGCGAGCTGTGGCCGCAGTGAGCGTTTCCCCCGCCGTCATGCTGGACCTGATCGCCAAGGAGCAGGCCCGGCGCAAGGCCAGCGCCAGCCTGTACGAGTTCGTGCAGCAGGCCTGGCACGTGATGGAGCCCGGCGTGCCGTTCGTGCCAAGCTGGCACATCGAGACCATCTGCGAGCACCTGGAGGCGGTGAGCTCCGGCGAGATCACACGGCTGCTGATCAACATCCCGCCGCGCCACTCCAAGTCCACCATCGTTTCGGTGGCCTGGTGCGCCTGGGAGTGGCTGACCTCGCCCGAGCAGAAGTTCCTCGCCGCGTCTTACTCGGGCACGCTGTCCATCCGGGACAACCTGAAAGCCCGGCGTTTGATCCAGTCGCCCTGGTACCAGGAGCGCTGGGGGCACATGTTCCAGCTTTCGGGCGACCAGAACGCCAAGCAGCGCTTCGAGAACAACAAGACCGGCTACCGCCTGGCCACCTCGGTTGGCGGCACCGCCACCGGTGAGGGCGGCTCGCGCCTGATCCTCGACGACCCGCACGGCGCCCAGGACGCGCAGTCCGACACCATGCGTGAGACAGCGCTCGAGTGGTTCGACATGGTCTGGTCCACGCGACTGAACAACCCGAAGACCGACGCCATGGTGACGGTCATGCAGCGCCTGCACGAAAAGGACATCAGTGGGCACATCATCAACGACATCAAGGGCTGGGAGCACATCTGCATCCCGGCCGAGTGGGATGGCAAAGCCAGGCGCACGGTGCTCGGGCCCTACGACCCGCGCCGCGAGAAGGGCGAGCTGATCTGCCCGGCGCGTTTCGGCGAGGCTGAGATCACGAAGCTTAAGCAGCTGCTGGGCACCTATGGCGCCTCCGGCCAGCTTCAGCAGGACCCATCGCCGTCCGAGGGCGGCATCCTCAAGACGCAGCACTTCCAGCTCTGGCCCATGGCCCAGCGCTTGCCGCCATTCGAGTACATCCTGCAAAGCTACGACTGCGCCTTCACCGAGCGCACGACCGGCGACCCAACGGCCTGCACGGTCTGGGGCGTGTTCTCGCACCGGGGCCAGCGCAACGCCATGCTGCTGGACGCCTGGGACGAGCACCTCGGATACCCGGACCTGCGCGCCCGGGTGATCCGGGACTGGAAGTCGGAGTACGGCGCTGACAGCTCGGCCAAGGCAGGCATGCCGACCAAGGGCCGCAAGCCCGACCGGCTGTTGGTGGAGGCCAAGGCCAGCGGGCAGTCGCTGCTGCAGGACCTGCGTCTGGCCAAGGTCCCGGCCGTTGGCTACAATCCCGGAAACGCGGACAAGGTGTCGAGGGCACACCAGGCCGCGCCGACGTTGGAGCTTGGACTGCTGTGGATCCCGGAGTCTGCCAAAAACCCCGGCCAGCCTGTGAGCTGGGCCTCGCAGTTCCTGAACCAGGTGGCAAAGTTCCCTGTCGCTGAGCACGATGACTACGTGGACACGATGACCCAGGCGGTCATCTACCTCAAGAACGACGGGTGGTTTGAATTGCCACGGGCACGCGACGTTGACGAAGATCGGCCCCATCGTCGTGAAGGAAAGGTCAACCCGTATGCCGTCTAATTCCATGAAAGCTGGAGCCTGATATGCCTCCAGTTTCAGTCCTCGCAAAGCTGCGCGCACTTCTTGCGCGTGAGGCACCAGAGCAAGCCGACGTCATCCGCGAGGCCTTGCGCCAGACAGCGCAGACCGGTCGCGAGCACTCGGTCATTGGCCTGGCCAACGAAGGCGGCGCATCGGCGATCACGCGCGGCACCGAGTCCAGCGTGAAGCCAAACGCCTACGACCTTAGGCAGGCAGTGCGTGCCCCTGGAGGTCCGGCCATCTTGGACTTCCACACACACCCCGGCGAAGGCTTCTCGATCTTCGAGACCGCCCCGAGCCGTCAGGACTTCACCTTCTACAGCACCGAATATCCTCCGACCAGGACTGGTCGCGACGTTCGCACACTGATCGCTGTGCCGCCGACGCGCGATGGTATGCGCCGTGGCACCTCGTACAACTTCTTTGCCACCGACAACCCTCAGCGGGTTTTCGACCCGAAGATGCTCGACGCCGCGCGCTTCGAGCTGCAGCGCGCAGGCAGCAAGGGCACCTTCCGCTCGATTCAGGACGACCCGCTTTTCCGCGAATACTTCGACTACGGCGGCGACCTGGGCGAGCTGCTCGAAGATGTTTCCCCGTTGACCCTACTCCGGTACCGCTCTGGCCAGGGCCTTGGCCGCCACGAGCTTCAGCTTGGCAACAAGCAGCTCACGCCAACGCCCGAGGCAACCGACACCGAGCTGTTCCGTCGGCTCGAGGGTCCAGCGGTCGAGGTGCTTCGCTCCAAGAAATTCCAGAAAGGCGGCCGCGTCGGCGGCGCCCTCAACCACGTGAAGGAGTGCAGCTGCCATGGCTGATTCGATCAAAGCAACCCCGCGCAACGAAGCGCTTGCGTGGTTGGCGGCCAAACTGCGCGGCGCGCGCGACGTCGGCGACGTTGTTCAAGTCCCTGTGTTGGGTGGACTTGGATCGATGTTTCTCGGCAAAGCTCCAGAAGAGCTGACCGAGTGGTCCTACGGCAACGCGCCAATGACGGTGCCCGAGATGACCCGCGTTCCACAGTTCAAGCGTGGGCGCGCCGATTCATTCACCGATTTGGCGTTTGCTGCGCAAGGTGCAAGTCCGTTGGCAAAAATTGCTGGCCGAGGTGCTAAAACAGGTGCTCGCGTCGTGGGCGAAGAGTTAAACCGTGCAATTCTTGATAACTCGGGATCGTTGGCAAGAATTGTTCCTGAAGCTGCTAAGCCACTCTACGTTGTGAAACCCAAGGGCGGTAACTTTCTGGCTGGAACGATTGAGCGGGTCATCGAGCCGATGAAAACGCGAGTGGTTGGCTCAGACCCTGCCGCCCGTTTGCGCGACCTTGATGCCGCTTACGCTCAAAACGTTGAAGCTGGCGTCGCAATAGACCCGGCTGTTTTTGCGAGAGAGCGTGCGCGCCTTGAGCCCGAAGCCGCCATGAACCGCTGGCTTGAAACCAAGCTCGGCAAGTACATGCGCAACGAAATGGCCACACCCGAGGACCCATTGCGCGCACTGGCCGAGCGCGGCGTTTTGCATTACGACCCAACGCCAACAGGCTACAGCGTTTCAAAACAACGCATCGCCGCTGGCTTCCCCGAAGAAGGCATGGCGCAATCCGACCTTGCAAAGCGATGGGAAAAACGTGCCGACACTTTCTTCAACGAACTTCAAGCCTCCGACTTGACGCGTGGTTACCCTGAGCTTGTTGAAAAAGACCCGTGGCTTGCGAAGGTCCCACCAGAGACTCGCGTGTACGAACTTCTCGGCGGCGCGAATGAAGAGCTTGGCATGCAGCACTTGGTCGACGAGCTGAAAAACGCCATCAACCCCACATCCGGTTTGCCAGAGAACCTGCGCCTGAAGTACTCCGACCTGGAGAAGGTCACCGTGCCCCAAGCGGTCGAGCGCGTGGCCAAGATCAACGAGTGGCGTGCGGCCAACAAGGCCGAGGCCGACGCGGCCCGCGCCATGAACCCGGCCACGCACACCGTCAAGGAGTACCCGGATCAGGGATTTAAGTGGGTGGAGCTGAAAACTGGCGATTTGCCAGAAGGTTGGACTCAGAAAAACAGCGCTTTTTACGATCCAACTGGCGAGAGACATGTTCATCCTGGCGCCGAAGCCCTGGCCGACGCCCTCAAGTACGAAGGCGAGACCATGGGCCACTGCGTCGGCGGTTACTGCCCCGATGTGCTGGAAGGCCGAAGCCGGATTTACTCGCTGCGCGACAAGAAGGGCCAGCCGCATGTGACGATCGAGGTGGCTCCAGGCAGGTTTGAAGATTTGCCTGAGATGGAGCAATTTAATCTCATGCGAAAAGCAAGAGATGAATTGGGTATTCCAGATTCGTCAACATCAAAACAAAGCATGAATGCTGTATCTGCGCGTGCTCGCGAATTAGCAGGAGATATTCCTTCTGAAATCGTCCAGATCAAAGGCAAGGCGAACCGCGCACCCAATCCAGAATATTTGCCTGCAGTGCAGGATTTTGTTCGGTCTGGAAAGTGGAGCAAGGTTGGCGACCTGCAAAACGTTGGATTAATTCCGCACCGTGGTGAATACCGTTTTCCAGAAGAGTTTTTGTATCGGACCGATGCAGGTGGTTGGGAGCCGTTGGTGGATGTTGCCAAACGTGCGTTTCCAGATAACCCCGAAATGCAAAGCAACTTTTATCGTGGGGCATCTCAGATGGAAGGCGACATCAAACTCAAGTCAAGTCCAGAGCTCGGCGGCGGCACCGGCCTCACCCCCGGCGCACGCGGCGAAGGCTTTAACCTTGGCGGCCTGGTCCAAAAATACGCCGACGGTGGCCTGGTCGGCTCCAACATCTACAACAGCGACGCGATGCAGGACCCAGCGTCGGCCTACCGATTCGCAGACGGTGGCCAAGCCGGGGACGTTCGAGCCTACGCTGATGGCGGCCTGGTTGCGAATTCCCCCACAGCAGACTTCGACCCGGATAGAATCGACGCCATCGTGGGCGATCTCAACGCACTCAACGCAGGGTAAACATGGCAGACGAACTTCTGAACAACGGCACCGACGTCAACGACTCCGAGGAAGAGCAGCGCGGCGAGACCGTCACCCTGCCGACCGAGGACGAGATGGAGGTCGAGGACACCGACGACGGTGGTGCGGTCATCCGCATGAAAAACGAGCAGGATGTGGCCGACAAAAAGGCCCACTTCGCCAACATCGTCGACGAGGTCGATCGCAGCATGCTGGCCGACGCGACCAGCGACCTGCTCGACAAGATCGAGCGTGACAAAGACGCCCGCGAGAAGCGCGACAAGCTCTACGAGGAAGGCCTGCGCCGCACCGGCCTGGGCGACGATGCCCCCGGCGGCGCGCAATTCACCGGCGCCAACAAGGTCGTGCACCCCATGCTGGTCGAGGCCTGCGTTGATTTCAGCGCCCGCTTCATGAAGGAGATTTTCCCGCCAGGCGGCCCGGTCAAGTCCAAGATTTTGGGCGAAGTCGAGCCTGAGAAGCTGGAGAAGGCTCGCCGCAAAGCCGACTTCATGAACTGGCAGACCACGCAGCAGATGCCCGAGCTGCGCGGCGAACTCGAGCAACTGTCCACGCAACTGCCCCTGGGCGGCGGCCAGTACTTGAAGCTCATGTGGTCGCCGCAGTGGAAGCGCCCGACCGCTGAGTTCATCCCGATCGACGACATTTACCTGCCGTTTGCGGCCACCAACTTTTACTCGGCCGAGCGCAAGACGCACGTGCAGTACGTCACCAAGGCCGAGTTCAACCGCCGCATGAAGGCTGGCATGTACGCCGAGGTGGACATTGGCTCGCCAGATCAAATCGAGTTCAGCCGCGCCACCGTGGCCAACGACAAGATCGAGGGCCGCGAGGACACCAGCTACAACGAGGACGGCCTGCGCACCATCTTCGAGATTTACACCCACCTGGACTTCGGTGACGGCATGGAGCCGTACATCATCAGCATCGACAAGTCCACGCGCAAAGCCCTGGCCCTGTACCGCAACTGGGAACCAGAGGACGCGCGCCGCAAGGAGCTGGACTGGATTGTTGAGTTCCCGTTCGTGCCCTGGCGCGGTGCCTACCCGATTGGCCTGACGCACATGATCGGCGGCCTGTCCGGCGCTGCCACCGGCGCCCTGCGCGCGCTGCTGGACTCGGCCCACATCCAGAACATCCCGACCATGATCAAGCTCAAGGGCGGGCCTGGCGGGCAGACCATCAACGTGCAGCCGACCGAGGTGGTGGAGATCGAGGGCGGCGCCCTGGTCGACGACATTCGCAAGCTGGCCATGCCGCTGCCGTTCAACGGTCCGAGCCCGACGCTGTTCCAGCTGCTCGGCTTCCTGGTGGACGCTGGCAGGGGCGTGGTGCAGACCTCGTTCGAGAAACTGTCCGACCAAAACCCCAACGCTCCTGTTGGCACGACCCTGGCTCTGATCGAGCAGGGCATGGTGGTGTTCAGCTCCATCCACTCGCGCCTGCACAACTCGATGGCGCGCGTGTTCCAGATCCTGCACCGCATCAACAGCGCCTACTTGACCGACGAGGACATTGCGGCCGAGGAATCTGGCCTGGAGATCAAGCCCGAGGACTTCGACGGCCCGATGGACGTTGTGCCTGTGAGCGACCCGGCCATTTTCAGCGAGGCCCAGCGCTTCGCTCAGGTCCAGGCCGTGCAGGCCCGCGCGGCTGCCATGCCGCAGATGTACGACCTGCGCAAGGTCGAGGAAATGTTCCTGCGCAACCTGAAGCTCAGCCCAGACGATGTGCTGCAGCCCCAGCCTGGCCAGGACGACGTCGACCCGGTGAGCGAGAACGTGGCCGCCTCGATGGGCCGTCCGGTCTACGTGCTGCCCAAGCAGGACCATGTGGCGCACATCCAGACGCACCTGGCGTTCCTGAAGTCGCCGATGTTTGGCATGAACCCGGCCATCGTCAAGACCTACATCTACCCGATGGCGCAGCATTTGCGCGACCACCTGCTGAACTTCTACCTCACGCAAGCACACGAGGCTGTGCAGCGCGCCGAGCGGGAACACCTGATCGCCAACGGCGATGCCGAGCAGCAGGTGCGCGTGATTGTGAAGGTCCAGCAGATCATCGAGCAGCAGCTGGCGCAGTTTGCGCAGGAGCTGGCTCAGATCGACAAGATGGCCGAGCAGTTTGCACCTCAGCCGCCACAGATGCCGCAAGACAACAGCATGCAGATTGCGCAGCTCAATGCGCAGGTGCAGCAGCTTGCACTGCAGCAGCGGGCCCAGACCGACGCGGCACGATTGCAGCTCGAGCAGCAAAAAGCCGCGCAGAAGTCGCAGCTGGATGCCGCCGCTCTGGCCGACAAGCAGCAGTCTCGCGCCGAAGAGTTCCAGTCCGAGCAGTTGCGCCAAGCATCCGAGAATCAGCGCGCCGCCGCTGAAATTGATGCCCGCCTGCAGATGAACGACTCGGACAACGCCACGGCCATGCGCCTGGCTGCAGCAGAAATCGCCTCCGGTGAGAAAATCGCCGTAAGCACCGGTACCGGGATCAACCCGGGCGCCCGATAACCCCACCCCAAGGAGCCCACCATGGCGAATTCAAGCGACAAACCCACCCAAGGCACCGTGCCGATGACTGGCGCGCTGGTCAAGCAGCACCACCGCATGGCCGCTGGCCAGCCCGTGACCGGTCAGACGCAACCGGCCGCCCCCTCGATGCCTAAGACCCCCGCCTGATGGCCATCGAGGACCGCCTGCTCTCTCGGCTCAAAGTCGAACAGCAGGCGTTTGCGCTTGAAGCCCTCAAGCGCCCGGTCGAGCGTGACGCTTTCGAGTACGGATACCGCGTGGGCATGGTCGCTGGATACGAAGCGGCCATCAAAGCCCTGCTTGATCTTCTGGACGACGAGCGAAACGGCGACCGAGACCTGTGATTTGCACCGGTCTGTGAAGATTTTTTGATGGCGGCCGCTGTGGCCGCCGTACACCTGCTGAAAGGAGCAGAAGATGACAGCTGAAGTGCTGATTGACGCGATGCGGGAGGCATTCCCCGACGCATCCCCGGGAATCATCCCGTTTGGAAGCCGCGTTCTGGTGCAGATTCGCACCCCCAAGACCAAGACCGCCTCGGGCATCATCATCGACAACGGCTCGCGTGACACCGAGAAGTGGAACACCCAGGTGGCCCGCGTTGTCTCCGTTGGTGCGCTTGCGTTCAAGAACCGAAACACCATGGACTCCTGGCCCGAGGGCAGCTGGTGCAGCCCTGGCGACTACGTGCGCGTGCCCAAGTACGGCGGAGATCGCTGGGAAGTGCCCCTGGCCTCCGGCGAGTCGGCTCTGTTCGTGATCTTCAACGATCTCGACATCATCGGCCAGGTGACCGGCGACCCGCTGGCCATCCGTGCGTTCATCTGAGGGGCTGTCATGAAACAACACATTGGAGTGAAACTCATCAACGCTAAGCCCATGACCCGCCAGGAGTACAACGACTTCCGTGGTTGGCAGCTCCCGGCCGACGAAAACGGCGCGGATGAAGGCTACTTGGTCGAGTACTTGGACGGCGGCAAAGGCAACACGGACCTGTACGCCGGTTATGTGTCCTGGTCGCCTGCAGAGGTGTTCAACCGCGCATACCGCCCGACCGATGGCCTGACGTTTGGCCTGGCCATCGAGGCGCTGAAGGCTGGCCACAAGGTCGCCCGCGCTGGCTGGAATGGCAAAGGCATGTGGCTGTCGCTTTCCGGCGACTCGGTCCACGCCCGCTACGTCGACCAGGACAAGTTCTGGTCCAAGCACAACAGCGACTTCGCTGTGCAGCAGGGCGGCGCCGCTCGCGTGCTGCCGTGCATCACCATGAAAACCGCTGACGATGCAATCCTGATGGGCTGGCTCGCATCGCAGACCGACATGCTGGCCGAAGACTGGAGGATCGTGGAATGAGCACCGACGCACAAATCGAACAGGAAATTCAAGCCAAAGGCAAGACAGCCGCGCGCATCACGCCTGCGGACATCGAGGCCAACATTGCCGAAGAGGTGTATTTCACCGCCGCGCAAGGCACGCTCGGCGCGGTGATCGCTGATGCCAAGGCACACTCGCCGCAAATCGTGGTGGCAGCATTCGACGCCCCGCGCGCTCCGCTCGACCTGCTGACATTCTGCGTGCTCGTGCTGCGCAACGGCTTTACCGTCACCGGCGAGTCGGCCTGCGCCAGCCCCGAGAACTTCGACGCCGAAATCGGCAAGAAGATCGCGCGCCAGAACGCTGTGACCAAAATCTGGCCGCTCATGGGCTACGAGCTTCGCAGCAAGCTGGCCGCTCAAGCCGCCCACGACGACGACTTCCCCCTCGGCAAAGCCTGCGACCTCTCCGGCGAAGGCAACTGCGAGGCCTGCCAATAACCATCACAGGAGCACACCATGCCCGCACTTACCGAAGACGACGACAACATCGGAACCCCTGGAAACCAGGAAGAGCTGGTCATTGTCGAGAACAACCCCAACGATAACGCTGACGACGGCCACGATGACGACGGCGACGCGCGGTTAAACGGCAACGACGACAACCACGCTGGCGACGGCAACGACGCCGAGCGCGAGGCCATCCGCGAACGCCGACGCAAGGAAAAGGCAGAGCGCAAGCAACGCCGCGAAGAGGCGATCAGCCGCGACAAGCTGGAGCTGAACTTCCTGCGCAAGCGAAACGACGATCTCGAGCGCCGCCTGGGCTCCGTCGAGCAGCGCACGCACCAAGCCGACCTGTCTCAGCTCGACGCCCAGATCGCCCAGGCCCGCAACGAGGCAGAAATGGCCGAGCGCGTGATCGCCAAGGCCGTGGCCGCTGGCAACGGGGACGACGTCACCCAGGCCATGCGCTACCGCGACCAGGCCATGCAGAAAGCCCAGCAGCTGACGTTTGCCAAGCAGCAGGCGGCCAACCAGCGCCCGGCCCCGGCCAACGATGGTCTGGACGACATGGCGGTGCACTACGCCAAGGAGTTCATCAGTGAAAACCCCTGGTACGACCTCAAAGGCCAGGACGAGGACAGCGCCATTGTGCTGGCCATCGACGGCGCCCTGCACCGTGAAGGCTTCCGGCCCGACACCGAGGAGTACTGGGACGAGCTGCGCGAGCGCGCCGCCCGCCGCCTGCCTGAGCGCTTCAAGCAAACCACGCGCCGCAACGACCACGGCGACGATCGCGGTGCGCGTGACGAGCCCCGTCAGCAGCGCACACCGCGCGGCGGCCCCGCTGTCGGCTCTGGCCGCGAGCACGCTCCAACCAGCACCCGCACCGAGGTGTACATCAGCCCAGAGCGCAAGCAGGCTCTGATCGACGCAGGCGTCTGGGACGACCCCGTGCTTCGGATGAAGTACGTGAAACGCTATGCCGAATACGACAAAAACAATCGCGCGTAAAAATCGCGTTGTGTTTTTTGAAATCCCACCTATAATTTTTCCCAATCGCTGAAAGGAGCGAGAAATGTCTGACGAACGCCTTAAGAAATCTGCTGGTGACAACCGCGAAAGCCGCGCGATGCAAGATCGTGCCGCCTCTGAATCGCGCGCCCTGTCCGACGACGAGCGGGTTGAAATGTTCCGACAGCAGTTCCACCAGTCCTCACTTCCGGACTTGCCAAAACTCGACGGCTGGCATTGCTGCTGGCTGACCACTGCAAACCCCCGCGACTCGATCCACATGCGTATGCGTCTGGGTTACGAGCCCCTGAAGCCGAGCGATGTGCCTGGCTGGGAGTACGTCACCATCAAAACCGGTGAGTACCAGGGCTTTATCGGCGTCAACGAAATGCTTGCTTTCAAGCTCCCCATCAGCCTGTACGAACGCTACATGCAGGAAGCTCACCACGACGCGCCGATGCGCGAAGAGGAAAAGCTGACCGACACGGCTGAGTTCATGGAGCAACAAGCACGCGCTTCCGGGTCGCGCATGGATGCTGGTGATGGCATGACGGAAATCGGACAAAAACGGTCGGCTCAGTTTGAGCTGACTTGATCTGAAGTCCATTCAACCCATCAAAGGAAAAGCAAATGTCTTCGACTAGCGCACCCTTTGGCTTCCGCGCTTCGTACCACAACAGTGGTCAGATGCGTCCGAAAGCCTACACCATTGCGAGCACCTACGCTGCCAACATCTTCTCGGGCGACCCCGTGAAGTTGACGGACGCTGGTGTTGTTCAACTCGGCACCTCGGATGGCACCCGTTCCGGCACCACCGACGGCGTTACCCTTTTGGGTATCTTCGCTGGCTGCCAGTACAACGACGCCCAAGGCCGCCCCACCATCAGCCCCTTCTGGCCGAGCGGTGCAACTGGCACGAACATCATCGCCTGGGTCTATGACGATCCCGAGACGCTGTTCGACGTGCAATACGACAACCCCTCCGCTGGTACCACCGTGCAAACGGCTGTCGGCGAAGAGTGCGACTGGACTGTGGCCTCCCCTGGCGGCAGCACCCAGACGGGCCTGTCGAACACCAAACTCACCGCCATCCAAACCACCTCTGGCCAGTTCCAGATCACCGGTTTCGCTGGCAACATCAACGACTCGCTGACCGACGCTTACGTTGTGGCCACTGTTCGTATCAACGAGCACGCCTACAAGGCTGCCGTCAACAGCATCTAAGGAGGGCTGAAACATGGCAACCCCAATGCGTAGTACGGACTTCCGTTCCGTTGTTGAGCCGATCCTGAACGAAGTGTTCGACGGCGTTTACGAGCAGCGTGCTGACGAGTGGAAGCAAGTCTTCCGCGAGCAAAAAGGCATCCCGCGCAACTACCACGAAGAACCCGTCCTGTACGGTTTCGGTGCTGCGCCCGAGCTGCCTGACGGCATGGCCGTGACCTACCAGTCCGGCGGCGTGCTGTTCCTGCAGCGCTACCTCTACAAGGTGTACGGCCTGGCCTTCGCCCTGACCAAAGTTCTGGTCGAGGACGGTGACCACATCCGTATCGGTCAGACCTACGCCAAGCACCTGGCACAGTCCCTGATCGAGACCAAAGAAACCTTGGCAGCCAACATCCTGAACCGCGCCTTCAACAGCGCGTATGCAGGCGGTGACGGCGTGTCCCTGGTTTCCCCGGCTCACCCCATCGTCAACGGCACGTTCAGCAACCAGCTGGCCACCGCCGCTGCCCTGTCGCAGACGTCCCTCGAGCAGATGCTGATCCAGATCCGCAATGCTGTGGACAACAACGGCAAGCGTATCCGCCTGACACCCAAGAAGATCGTCTCCGGTCCTTCCAACGTGTTCCAGGCTGAGGTGCTGCTGAAGTCTGTGCTGCGCACCGGCACCGCTGACAACGACATCAACCCTGTGAAGTCGATGGGCTTGCTGGCCGATGGCCAAGCCAACCTGTCTCGTATCACCAGCACCACCGCCTGGTGGGTGCAGACCGACGCTCCCGAAGGTCTGAAGCTGATGATGCGTCGCGGCCTGGAGAAATCCATGGAGGGGGATTTTGAAACTGACTCCATGCGCTACAAGGCCACCGAGCGTTACGCGCTTGGCTGGACCGACCCGCGCGGCGTGTTCGGTACCGCTGGCGTCTAAGATGCCAACTGAAGCCCCTGCTCACAAGGCGGGGGCTTTGTTGGGCACCTTTTTTACGCGCAGCAGACGGCCCGCCCTGGCCGACGACATGCAGACGGCTGCGCACAACTCGCATGTGAGGAAATCATGAGCACCACTACCTTTTCGGGTCCCGTCGCCTCTCAAAACGGCTTCTCGTTCCCCGTCACCACGACTGCCAACCTGCCTGCCGTGACCGCTGTTGCCGTTGGCACCTGCTATGTCATTTCGGACAACGGCGCTGGCAACAACGAGTACTGCTTGGTGATCAACACCGGCTCTGCTTGGGTGACCGCCGTTGGCGCAGCTCTGAGCTGATCCCCTGCGTTGTGACGCACCCCGCCACCGCGCGGGGCTTCAACCAAACCAGGAGATCACCTCATGATGACCGACAAATTAGGCTATCAGCAGGTTGCAGCCGCAACCGCTGTGATCAAGCCAACCCCCGCCGGACTGTTTTCGGTGACCTGCATCGCTGCAGGCGCTGTGACGGTCTACGACAACGCATCGGCAGCCAGCGGCACCATCCTCTACACCAAGACCATGGCGGTCGGTGAGATTGCCACCTGGGCCAGCCATGGTATTGCGGCAAACAACGGCCTAGTGGTCGTGGCAGCCGGTACCGTCAACGTTGCCTACACCTGACCAGGTCGCGGAAGGTTCGCGACATGGAAATGATGGTTTGGAACATTGTCCTGAGTGCTATCGTGGCTGTAATGGGATTCCTGCTGAAAGGTAAGTTCGACGAGCTCGATCGCCTCAGCATTCTTCTCAACAAGACACGCGAAGAGGTAGCCCGGGACCACATCACACGCGCCGAGTTCCGCGCGGACATGCAACAGTTGATTGACCGCTTTGATCGCATCGAGCGCAAGATCGACTCCTTTGTCGGTGGCCGTCGTGGCGCCGACGCACACGACTGATTGGAGATCACCATGGGCTGCACATACGTCAAAGAATTTGACTTCGGCACCAAAGGCAAGGACGGCACCGTGAAGTACGCCAAGGGTGGCGCGGTGAAGGCTCCTGGCTTCAAGGTCCAGACCATGATCGCCGACAAGAGCTCGCTCGGCATCAAGGACAACAAGAACCCCGGCGTCAAAGGCTCCAAGCCTGTGGCGCCCAACTTGCCCACGCTCAAGCTGGCCAAGGGTGGCGCTGTGGTCGAAAAGGCCACCGGCGAACGCTACCCAAGCCGCGAGGTGATGCAACGCCACGAGAAGATGGAAACGCCTCGCATGCAGCGCGAAGAGCTGACTGAGCGCGCCCAGGTGAAAATGCCTGCCCCTCGCCGCAAGATGGTGCCCGTCGCTCCGGCGCAGCCGATGATCGGCGGCATGAAAACCGGCGGCAAAGTGACGTCCAAAGCTGGCCAAGCCAAGATTGGCAAGGTCATGGGCGAGTTCAAGGCTGGCGAGCTGCACTCTGGCAGCAAGAAGGGCCCTGAGGTCACCAGCCGCAAGCAGGCCATGGCGATTGCCATGTCCGAAGGCCGCAAGGCATCCAAGCGTTGAGCGGGACAGGGGGCGCGTTGCCGCCCCTTGTCGCTTGCTCTACAATTCCCCAACCCCATCGGGCGCGCTGAATCGGCGGCCATCTGACGACCCAACACGGAGTTAGCATGGCCTTTTCCGGCAGCATCAGCAGCACAACATTCAACGCCCTGAAGGTGGTCGATCACTCCTTCCGGCGTTGTCGCCTGCCTGCCCAGGCCATCACGGCCGAAATGCAGAGCTACGCGCTCGAGGCGCTGTACCTGCTGCTCAGCGAGCTGGCCAACACCAAGACCCCCAGCTGGTGCATCGAGCGCCAGATTTACCCGTTCTACGAAGGCCAGCCGGTCATCACGCTGGCCAACGGTACCGTCGAAGTTTTGAACGCCAACCTGCGCACGATGCAGGAGCTCACTGGCGCCACCGTTGCGCTGCCCACGAGCTACACCGTGGACTTCACGGACCAAGAGGGCGGCGTCGGTACCGTGAACTC